CAAATGAATCCGATTCTACAACCGTTCCGTTGTCAAGGCTCATTTGTGCCAAACTTACTTTTTTGTTTAATAATGCAGTTATTCTGCTTAAAATGTCTGTGTTTTTCATTGTTTAAAATTTGAATTTATTATTTAACTATATTTAAAATTATTTTGCATTTTTAATAAGTTTTTGTTAACGTAAAATTTTGTGAACGAATAGTATTTCCCGCATCCGTTCCTATCCATTCGGCTGTTATTGTTAACGTATTGTTGACTGTAGTGCTAAAAACAGTATTGCTTATTAATCCGAAATTAACCCCTTCAAGTGCGTTTGATGCGTTTTTATTGTGTGTAAAAGTTCCGTTTGCAAATAACTCACCAACTCCAGCCCCTCCGATTTTAGCAATAGTAAAATCTAATACTAAATCGTAAAATTTATTTGTACAAGCGGGTAATGTGTATTGTAATGCATCGATAATAACCACTCCATTTGACCTAATTCTAAAGTGAATAATTTGATTATTAGCTGAATTTAATTGACCGCACATTTTAGCGGTGAAAGAATCCCCAACTTTAAAAGAATTTGCGGGAACGGTTAAAGTTCCAACTCCTGTACCGATTAGACTTGCTTCGCCACTTGCAAAAACTACGGGTGTGCTTAAAGCTGTTTGAGCATAGAATCCGTTTGAATTAAATACTTCGTTTTTAAGTTTTGACAAACTAACTTTTTTTGTTTCTCCACCGTTTACAATTGGTAAAACATCGGTTAAATCTAAAGTTATAACTGATGCTAATTGACTTATTTTACTATCCATTTTCTTTTTTAATTAATGATTGATTCTCTTGCTGTATAAAACTTCCGTTTTCTTGAAGTATATAAAAAGTTTCTCCTTTACGATATATATTGCCTATTCCTTGGGCTTGTAATGAACCATCGCAACATTTTGTACTATAAGTACCATCGGGACATACGCAACCTCTTTGATTCGTTTTTGGACTTGTCCAGCTCGGTGTTTTAAATGCTTGGTTTCTACTTGACATAATTATCAAATAAAGAATGAATTTCTAATATGGTTAACCCCGCTTCAATTTCTGCATCTATTTCGGTGTCTATTTCTACTTCTATTTTTGAAAGTGGTACTTTAGCTTTGTCGGCAAAATAACCCTCAATGGAAAATCCTTTAACGATTCCTGTCTTAACAAAGTTGTTCCAAATGTCCTCATTGTAAACTTTAATAGAACCCATCCACGTACCTAATGGTACATTCAAATTATATAGTTTTGATTTGTCTTTCTCTAAATCTTCAACTATCCAACTTTCAACCATCGTTAATCCTGTAACCGCTTCTAAATGTTCAAAAGTTGCATTATTTTGATTCCCATTTTTAAAGAATAATTCCATACATTTCTGAATGGTATCTTTAGAAAAATAGATATAGTACTCCTCATCATTTTCATCACGTCTATAAATAGGCTTGTTTGGTACTAATAAAGCACCCATCAAAATTTTCTTTTCTTTGTCAACTTCGGCAAATTTATATTCCTTAGGTTGCTCTGATTTTAACGTAATCCAATTCTCTTCAATAGCGGGATTTTCTACAATCGATATTGCATCTATTCCAGAAAGTTCCATTGATTCGTCTATTATTAATTCTATTAATTTGCTCATAATATTTTAACGTTTTTAATTTTATTTTTGTTTATCCTAAGGTTGAAGTTTCACTTATATTTCTGTCCATAGATTGTTGGTTAGTCATTTCTGTTGACACTACATAAGTCTTAATCGGTACTGTATTTAATGATTTTGCTAATTGATTAACTCCGCTATCACTTACCACGTTAGGGTTAACTGGCATTGCAGAAGGTGTGCTTATTCCACCACCTCCGCCACCGCCTGCACTTGCTGTTGGTACTGCTGAACCTCCGCCACCTAATAGTTTTTTTGCTTTCATAATATTTGAAGCAATCATTCCAGCAGAAGTTACATAGGATGTAATTGTTGCAATTGGCCCCACAAATGGAGCAGCTGGCCCCGCTAATTTAGCAGCTTCTGCACCTGCTTTTATTGCCATCGGTACTGCTGTACTTAACGCTTGTGCGGTGTCTAATCCTATTTGAACTAATGCTAAGGCTTTCATTGCTGCTTGACCTGCTTTTCCTTTTGCTATTCCTGCATCTTGTAACGCTGCTACTAAATCCTGACCGCTTTTAACAACTGAACCTATTGCATTTTGAATTTCGGTTTCTGACCTTAATTTTTCTTCGTCTGCTCTTGCTTTATTTTCTTTTGCTATTGCATCTCTTTCAGTTGACTTTACACTTTCTCCTGCATAGTATTGGTCGTTTAATTCCGCTAACTTTCTTTTATGCTCTTTCTCTATTTCTTCAATTCCTAATCCAGCATTTAAAGCAATTTGCTTTTTTGTTTCATAGTCTGCTAATTCCGCTTCAACTTTTAATTGATTTTCAGTTTTTAAAGAATCCTCATTTGCTTTTTTTGCATCGGCTACAACCTTTTGGGCTTTTTCATATTCGTCCCTTGCTATCTCTGCACTTGTTCTTAATTCGTCTGCTTTCTTTTTTTCTTCTTCCGCTAATTTTTCCTGCCTTGCTTTTTCTTTTTCTTGCCTTGCTGCTTTGTCCGCTATTTCTTTGTCTCTTATTTTTTGACGCTCCTCCGCATTTAATTTTTCTGTTTTGGTTAATTCTTTTGCACCTGATTCAAATCTTTTTAAACTTGCATCGTAATTTTTACCAAAGTCAGAAACTGAACTCTTAGCACTATTCCACGCTCCTTTAAAATCCCCGTCCATTAATTTGCCAATAGCTGAACCGATTGCCCCAAAACTTTGCAACGTTGCTGTAACAACTGAATAAACACTACCAAACGCTTTTTGAACCATAGGTAAGGCACTAATTGCTAAATCAACTAATGTATTAAATACTGGTTCTACCGCCCTAAATACCCCTTGAAACAACTTACTAACTCCATCCAATAAAGGTTGAAGTTTTTTCATTGCTCCCTCGTTATTTGCAAACGCTCCAGCTAAGCCAGCTAATAATGCAACTACTAATCCAATTCCTGTTGCTTTTAATGCACCGCCAAATGATTGAGTTGCTACCTTTGCTTTATTGATTGAAGCACCTAACATTCCCAATGGTCCCCCAGCACTTTCTAAACTATCTACCCAGTCACTTGACACATTTTTAGCTGACTTTAATTTGTCCTCTAAGTCATCAATTTGATTATAAATTATTTTAAATTCTTCTGAACCTACTGCAACATTTTTTAATTCTCTTTTTAACTGTTTTAAACCAGCAATTGATTCCTCAACTTTAACCCCGTTGCCAGCTTTTGCGAATACCTCTTGTGCTTCCTTTGCGTCCTTTGCTGTTTGGTCAAAAGCATCGCCTAACTTATCTACACTGTTTACTGCTTGGTCTGTTGTTACCTTTACCTTTACTTCTATTTCTTGTGCCATTGTCTTTTTATGTGTTTAAATGCTTCTTTAAAAGTTTCAGGTATCTTATTCTTTCCTTTAGCTATTGCAATCAATTCGCTGTCTGTTTTTAGCTCTAATTTTAAAGCCTTGAATATTTCTTCTAACATATTAATTAATTACCATAAATCCGATTCGTGTTTCCCCAGCTAAACCCGCTGAAAAGTTTACCGTAAAAGTTCCCGTTCCTACTACTACATTTTTTACGTTTGCAGCTGCATCATTATTCATAAAAGTAGCAAAGACAATAGAAGTTAATGTAACCTTGTTATTAGCCACCGTAACGGACAAAGCTCCTGTAATAGCATTTACACTTCCCGAACTTTTATTTATCGTTTGTGGCGAAGTTGTACCAGCGGGCGTATAAGTGTAAGGCAGTTTTATTGTTTCAAAAGCTAAGTCAACTAATGTCGCTTTATAAGTCACTCCATTATAACTAATCGGGAATATTGCATCCGCTGTTGGTGTTCCTGTGTAATCTGTTAATTCTGAAATTTTCATATTAAGTTGTTATAGTAAGGGGTATTAAATCCTCTGTTGTTATTATTTCTAAATTGTCCGTTGTTATATAATTTGCTAAAGCATTCGGTAATGTTATATCTCTAAAATCGTTTATTAAATCCAATTCTACCACTCCAGTTATTAAATTAGTTGAGAATGAATTTATAACGTATTTTTTTCCGCTTATAATTATTTTAGTATTTAATTTTAAACAAGTGGCTGAACTTGAAGTCAAATAGCTAATTGGTAATATAGCACTCGTTTTAAATATCCTTGACTTTTCTGAATAAAGATTATTTAAGTACGCATTATAAAATTGTGAGTACAAACTGTTAAAAACAATTGAACCGCTTAAGCTTGAAACCTCTGCTCCAAAGTTTAAAGAGTAATCGTCTAATCCTATTGCTGTTTCACTACCAAAAGCGTTATAAGTTGAGTAACTTGACCCGTTTAATTTAAAGCTCGGTACGGTTTGAAGTACTCCATAGTCGTATATTATAACTGGTTTAGGAATATAAGCCTTTAAATCAGTCTTAATTGAGTAACCAGCTTGTAATGTACCTGATAGTTTGCTAAATAATAATGTCTCAAATGGTAGTTTAATATTGTATTCCCCGCCATCTGCTTCAAAACCTTGTGAAAGGTCGCCATATTCTCGTCCATTGTCCCCTGCAAACTTAATATTATTTAAACTTTGGCTCTTTTCGTGTTCAAATTTGACCTTGTTATACGGTTTTATTCTGTCTATACTTTTTGTATCCGTAATTATAAACTCTGTTATGTCTAAAGTGTTACCTTGTGCGTAATAAGTTTCTAACTGCTCCAATTTATACACTCCTTTTTCTTCCGAATAACATACTAAATTGAATGTTTTTAAAATTCCAGTAAAGAAATCTTCTATTTTCATTATAGGAAAGTAAGGTGCTATTGCAATAGTAGAGGTTGTTGTTTGTGCTGTTGTTTGATTAATATATGACGTGTCTGGTTTTGGTATCCCATCTTCATAAGAGCAAAATAAAGTTGCTGTACTTGTAAATGTTAACGGTGCTCCTGAACTAAGGTAAAATTCATAGTTTGAATTATCAACAGCATTTCCAGATTTTTGAAACACCTCCATACTTTGAGTACCAACAATTGATATATTATCAACTTTAGTAAATTCTAAACCATCTTTAAAACAATATACTGAATAGTTTATTCCTGCTACTGTATTCGTAATATTTAAAGTTACTTTTCTATTTAAAACACTTGAATCAAAAGTTAAATTTAAAATATCAGTTGTTAAATTAAAACTCATACCAATAGTAGTTCCAAAAGTTTGAGTTTGATAATTTATTTTTAAATATTGTCCTTTAACTTTAAACAAGTCCGCATTTTTTAACCACAAATAAGCACGTAAAAATAATTCGTTTGAAGTTATAAATGTCCCTGTAAAAGATATACCAAATTTACTTTGTATTAAATCTAAAATATTTTTTACTCTTAAAGCAGGAAACAATTCATTAACCGCAATAGTATTTATATTAATATCGTTTGCTGTATCTGTACCTCCATAATTCCAAACTCTATTCGAAGTAATTAAAGGGAATTTAACCGCATCATTTGTTTGAGTTGTAACCTTAGTTACTACTGAACTAATCGAATAAGAAAAGTCAAAAGTATTATCTGTTAAGTTAGATAGCATTAAACCGTTAAACGTGTCTTTTAAGCTAACTAAAGAGCCAAAGAATGTAATAGTATAACTTTGTGGTAAATCGTCCTTTAAACTAACCTTTTCTAATTGTATCTTACCTGTTCTAAATACTTTTGTATCTAAAGTTATGTAAGCATCTTTTCTGACCTTTGCATCGTAACCGCCATCTATTTTGTTTTCGTACCAATGTTGGAAAATAGAATTATTAATTGTGTTTGCAGGAATGGTAAATGATTGACTGAAATCAGTTTTAGTTTTGCTTATGTCGTTTGCATCTTGAATAGCAGAAGTTATAGAAATGTTTTCATCTGAAAATAAATCTAACCTCTTGTACTCTGTTCCTTTTAAAATATATATTCCTACTACTATCATACAACTGTATTTATTAGATTGCTCTTGTATTCAAATTCTAAAGCGTAATTAATGTTTTTATCTTTTACATATTGTTTTAATAATTGGCTTTCTGTTTTTAAAAGTACTGGCTCATTTGAAAGTAAAATAGTTTCACTCATCATTAATTCAGTAAGCAAAGAATTACTATTCTCGTCAATCCAACCCGTATTGGCTTTTATTACTTTTTTGCCATTACGATTGAAGGATTTGCTTTGTCCTTTGAATTTATTATAATTGAATGTACTCGGAGACAAATTGTAATCTGTTCCTTTTGCTGTGATAGTTGTTTCCGATAATTTCATTAACCACATATTCTCCCACCCACCTAATTTATTTATGAATGATAAAAGCAACGGGGTATATTTAGTTTCACAAGTTGGAATGATACCACGTGAAAATACAGTAGTTTCATTTACTTTTAAATAAATAGTGTATGGATTGTCAAACGTATAATTTGCAGGTTCTAAAGGAATCTTTAATAAAGCTTCATTACCTACTATTGTTATTTCTGTTGTAATTGTTTTAAATGCATTTTGATAAACGATTGTATAATCTGAACCTGCATCTTGAATTAACACATTAATATACGGGTCTAAGATTGAACTATAATCTAAAGCAATCCAGTATTTATCTGCTGTTATTAATGTGCTATCTACTTTTGTAGCTGTTGTATCTACTGTAAATTTTAAATCATTATTATTGATAGGAATGTTTTGAACGCTGCCAAATAAACCGCCACTATTTAACATTGTTACTTCTTGTTCAATAGAATAATTAACCCCTTGGCTGTACTCTGAATAACCATAAAGACAAATAAATGTCTCGCTGTCATCTTGAATCCACGCTCCACCTGATACGGTTCTATAATATGAAATTGCTTTAGCATAAGCAAACATATTGTTTTGCTCTGTTGATACTGTATAATTCGGGTTTATATTCTCTATATATTCCTGACATTCACTTGCTATATTATAATACGCTGTACGTTGCGTTAAAGAGGGTATTAAAGCACTAAAAGTATAAGTGGGTGCTACGGGTGAAACGTTTGGTTTGTTCCAAAGATACAACTCTAATTTAGTTTCTACTTGTGTTGCAAAATCTACAACTATTGAATAAGGACTTCGGACGAATATTGCTTTCATTTATTAAAATTTGATTTGATTATAAAGTCTATTGAATTTTTTACATCCAACGAAAACTTTTCTTGAATTATTTTTGGTAAACTATCTATATTTTTTTTAACTGCATCGGATAAAAAGTGATTCGGTGCTATCCCTTGTCTATATACTGATTCTCGAATAGCGTAAGGGTTTAAACCTCTTTTCTTTGACCAGTCTATAAAATGCTTTACACTTGGCTTTATTCCCTCTTTAAACGAAAATGGACTGTCTTTTGCTTTCTGCTTCCATATCTTACCCCTGTTGTTTGTTCGTTTAAAATCAGAAGTAGTTTTACGTGTGCCACCTGCACCTCGAACCCCTTTATCTACGAACGCTCCATAAGGCATCATTTTAATTCCTATCTCAATAGAATTTTTAGAAACCTTTACTCCTAAATTTTTAAGACTATCTTTTAATTTGCCCGTGTCAACTTTGTTGCTCTTTTTTAAATTGTCTATTGCATCGGCAACTATCTTATTGCTAAAATTATCCAACCCCTCTTTTAGGTTGTCAATCTTTAACATTTGCTTATATCATTTGGAACAGTCAAACTTATATTTGTTTTGTAACCAGCCAACATATTTTCGTATTCCTTATCTATAAATTCCGATTGAGGATTACCGTCTAATTCCCAACCTTCATAACTTGTGAAATTACTTTTCAATCTCGATAGCAAACGATTAATTACGAATAATTGATTTGTCCATATATAAATTAGATTGTCGTTTCCATAAACTAAATCTACTGAAGGCTCTTTAGAAATATTAACCACGTCTAAATTAAACATAGTAATCTGAAATGTCAAACTGTTTTCATTGTGTGTTACATTTTCAAGCGTCAAGTGTGCCATTGGGAATATTGTCATCTTAGCCAAATCAATTTCAGTTAGTGTGCCAACCGTAACAGTATTGCAAAAAGGCGAACTATTCAATTCACTTTTTAATATTTCTAAAACTCTGTAAAGTGCTTCTGCTCCTCTTAAATTATCTGCCATTGCTTTGTGTCTTTTTTAATTGTTCTGCGTCTCTTTTTGCTTTGTCAATTCTATAACATAATCTTTTTAAACAGTGATGTATATTTAAACTTGTTACAGCTTTATCTTTTGTAATGTCTCCGTTAGTAAGTTCATCGACTGTTGAATACCAATTCCATTGTCTTGAAAATTCACTTGTGTCATTAGTTCCTTGTCCTGTTCCAAAGACTTGATAATACAACTCGCTAAGTCCATCCCTAAATTCCAAAAAAAAACCATCGAACCTATTACTGCATCCATTGGCATATTTAATAAGTCTTTATGATATTTATCGCCTTTATACTTTTCAACTAAATACAAGCCTCCTGATTGCTCTTTTGTTATTGGTCGATACAATACACCCATTGCAGCTTGCATTGTCTCCCAATCGCTTATATTACCGTTTAAATCTAAGAACTCCCCGTATGATAATTTGTCTAAATTAGTAACCCACCCAAACTTTATTTTATTCAATTCAAAACTTTCAACTAATTTAGGTTGCTCTTGCAGTATTAATTCTATTCGCTCTGCTATATCGTATACTTCGCCTAATTGAATATTATATACTTCCGCTTGTGTTAACCCACAAAATATTTGAATCTTTTTTATGTTTAAGTATTCCATTTGGTCGGGTCGATTAACCGAAGCATCTATTTCTTTTTGATAGCTTTGATACTGACTTAATGTAATGTCTTTTAATGATGTTGGAATTATTATTTTCATATATCTATAACGTGTTTATTTTTATTTTATCTAACTGCATACTTACCATAGTTAGGTCGTGCTAATTTATCATACAATCCATAACGAATAGCATCAATCGTATGGTTAAACATATCTACTGGTACGTTTAAAATATTTCCGTTCTTATCCTCTTGCCATTTATAATTCCTAAATTCTTTAATCATATTGACTGAATCTTTTGTAACGTGCAACTGATAACGCTTCATCATATCAATTCCAATATTAACCGAGCCTTGTCCTTTTGTAGCTGGTTTAATATTCCAACCCATCCTGTAAAGTTCCTCAATACTTTTTGGCTCTGCTGAATCGGCAAAGATTTCTTTTCGCTCTATTTCGTGAAACTTTAATTTGTCGTTTATATCTCGGTTAGTCAATCCAGTTTGATATACCAATTCTTTTAAATAAATATTGTCTCCTTGTTGGTAAATAGCTACTAAGGTAGTCGGGTCGTTTGTGAAACCGAAATCCATTCCATAACTTAAAAACTTAGCATCTGTTGGAATATCGTTACATTCGTTTATACGGAATATTAAAGCCTGTGATGAACCAATTTGTCCAAGTCCGTATATATTCCAGTAGTTCTCATCAACGAGCTTTAAACGTTCTATTTCACTTACTATTTCTTTTGATAAAAAAGGATTGTCTAAATAGGTTGTAACGTAAAAGTCTGCATCGTCTCTTGGTTTTATCTTATCGTAAATGAAATGAAACTCATCACTTGGATTGTAATCTAAAATAGCTTTCTCAGTTGTTCTAAATATTAACTGCTGCCAGTCTTCAAAGTATAACTCATTAGCCTCATTGATATATAATACGTGCCTTTTACGACCTCTTACTTTTTGTGGTTGGTCTAAAGATATAAACTCAAATAAGTTCCCCTCTAATCGATATTCTGAATTACTCTTGTTATGGTCTAATTCATTATATATTTCGTGCTCTTTTAATATATCGAAAAAATCCCGCATAGAACTACTTCTAAGTGCGGGGTATGTTTTTCGGCAAATGGTTATTGTCTTGCCAGTATTTTTCATTGCATAACCAAAGATTAACCAAAGCAATATATTATAAGTCTTACCTGACCTTGTACCTCCTTGCTCAATAGTTATTCTTTTATCTGACTTTTCTAAATGCTTAAATACTTTATTAACTTTCGGCATCTGGATTATTATCTATTATCTCGACTTCAAACTTCTTAACTTGAACTATATTATCATTTTGTGTTTTCTCAACCAACCCGTTTAATCTTTGTGTTATACTTGGATTGTACATTCCAGCCATACCGCCCTCGATTTGGTCTTTACGTACCGCTTTTTTTACCCGGGAACAGATAGTGGAATAATCAGAGTAATTATTATTTTTATTACTAAAATAGTCTCCTAAGTCGCTTATAATGTCTTGGTCAAATAACCAGCATTCGAATCCTTCTATTGTTAAAGGTCTTTCCTTTTCTCTATATACATCTAATGCGTCTTTACCTACCCAATCTTTTACTTTAAATGGATTGCTCTTTGTTTGCTCTTTGTACTCTTTAAAGTATTCCCAAAGTTTATCTGGTGTTTCTATGTGTTTATTTCTTCCCATTACTCATTATAATTTATACAATTTGTTATTCTTTCTAATTGCTCCTCTGATTCTATTTGCTCTATTTTTCTCAATAATGAATGCTTGTGGCTATACTCGCTTAAAATTTGGTCTCTTAGCTCTTCGTAATGCTTATTATTAATTAAAACAACATCGTATATCTTTACGCTATGCAAAACGGATGCGTGGTCGTAATGTTTACCGTTTGCTCTGAATATGTCTCTTATAGTTATTAACGTAAGTTTTAAATCTTTTCTTAGGATATAGCAAAATAAAGAGCGTGCATCTACTACTTCCCGTTTTCTTGAGTTTTCAAATATGTTTACGTTTAAAGTTAAATTTATTATTTCGCTTATTTGACTTATTTTATTTTCTTTCATTTTATCTTTTTAAAATAATGTTGCTTCTGTTTTTTCTATTAATGTTTTTGCAAATCCGAATTCTTCTATATCGGATAATTTTTGATGCTCTTGGTCAATCCAATGTTCCGCTGCTTTATGAAATGGTTTTTTAATTTCAAAACCAAACGCAGTCCTTTTTAATTCTTGTGCTGCTATTAAAGTTGAACCAGAACCCGCACAAGGGTCAATAACTACATCGCCTTCGTCTGTAAATGTTTCAATTAATTTTCTTAAAAGTTTCAAAGGCTTTTGCGTTGGATGTAATTTTTCTACCGTTGCATCGTCACGTTCCCAATCAAAACAATTAAAAATCATTTTACCTTTGTTTCTAAATTTAGGTAGTTTGTCTCTATAAAATATTAAACCATATTCGCAATTACCTACTACTTTCATATTTGCTTTTAATACTTGTGCAGAAAAATTCTTTCTAAATACTAAATTAATATAATTGTTCAATCCGTATCTTTTAGCAAGTTGTATTAAATCCATTTGTTGGTCAAAGGCACAAAAAACAATCATACAAGGTGCATCTCCTTTTTGCCTTGCTTCGCCTTCAACTTTTATATTTTTCTTTTCAGGCTTTAGCATTGTGCTGCAAAAATGCATAAATTCGGCAGGTCTAAAATCTTCGTCAGTATCAAAAAAACTTTTGCCAGCTAAGGCACTTTCTCCATTTTGATTGTCGCCATCTTTATACCAAGCTGGATTCGAAGCGTATGCATTGTTACCTAAGTTATAAGGGATATCCGCTATTATTAATTGTGCTTTTGGAATAGCGTATGTTTTAAAGTTCTGGAAATGATTATTGAATATTTTTGCTTTTTTCATTTTATTAGTTTTAGTGATTATTTTACTTCTTTATTTTTAATATTTTCTTTGCTTCTTCCAAGCTCATATTATTTGGATATCTAATAATATTTTCTTTATCCTCCATCATTTGAATATTACTTTTATCTATAACATCTAATTTTAAATGTATCGGCTCTGTTTGAGCATCATACCAAACCCCTCTTATATTTACTTTCATTACTCTGTTTTTAATTTTAATAATCTATAACACTGAATATACATTTCTCGTGCCTTGCTTTTGTATATCTTTTTAAATAGACTAAATACTACTCTAATATAAGAATAGTCGCTTAAACAGTCTTTAAATGCTTTCTTGCAATATGCTTCCCCGTGTCCTTTGCAAAAATTAACATTGTCCGCAGTGTCTCCTGTAATCATTTGAGTATAAAAGTTTCTTTTTGACTCTTGCTCATTGATGTCATAATAACATTGATGCTTTAAATGATAATTGTACATAATGCAAGGCAGTTGCTTATAGTCTTTGTCTATGCTTACTATTATAACTTCATTACGTCCAAAGGTATCACTTAGGCTTTTCCAATACGTGGCTACTACATCATCCGTCTCAACTCCATAACCGCTAATTGATTCGTATTGAAACTTTACGTGCTGTTGAAGTTCATTTAGTACTGGAGGTATTTCACGTCCTATTCTATTTGCTTTATAAGTCTTTGATATCTCTTTGCGAAAGTTTCCTTTTGCTCCAGCGAATGTCATTACTTTGTCAATTTCGTAAGTTTCTTCTATTGTATTTATAATAGACATAAATACCTCGTCAAACTTTAATATTGCATTTTCAATTGTATGAAATCCGCTATCGTCTGGATGTTCTTTTGTCTTGTAACAGCTTGACCATATAAGACTGTCTGCATCTACTAATACTATCATAGCTTTTCTATTTCTAATCTTGTTTCTAAATAATAATTTATTCTATCCTCATTATAATCTATTTGCAATTCATTTAATATTTCATCAACTGCTATTAATGCACACCATTTTGCAGTATTATGTCTAATATATTCTGGACATTTATCTTCATAATTATCAATTAACTCTAACGCTTTTTCTTTTGGTGTCATTTGTTTTAGTGTTTTAGTGTTATGGTATTAATCTATTTATTTGCTCTCGTTCTTCTTCTGAATAGTAGTCTATGAACTCGTAGTACTCATCGTAGAACGTTGTAAATTTCTTTAAAGGGAATGCTCTTTGTAAATTAAAAGCTAAATTTAAAGCTTCACTTGCTGTTAGTAATAGCGTATGTGGTTCGCCATCTTCTAATAATACCCATCTTTTATTTTGCAATTTAATAACTTTTTAAATTTTCTATTACTGCTTCTTCAAATGCATAAATTTGTCCTTCTAATAAATCGGTTGCATCTATTCCGAATAAAGTAACATTGTAGATATCGTACTCTTCATATTCTTCTGGGTCTTCCAGAGTTGCTGGTATTCCTTTTGAATAATCATAATCGAAATCAAAGTCGAATCCTAAATAGTTAATGCTGCTTTTTGTTGCCATTTTATTTCTTTTTAAATTGTTCAAACCATAAATCAACATTAAAACTATTGCCTAATTTCAACGCTTGTAATTTCAGTGTATGTTCGTTATAGTCTTTTAATAATTTTAATACTTCTTCCTCACTATAACTTCTTTCTTGTTTAGGAATTTTGTTATCTAAATTATTTAAAACAGCATTAGGGCTGTTAATAGGTTCTTTTCTCATCTTTGTAAGTTTTAATATTAATTCGTGCTATTTTTTTTTCTGTTGTTACTGGCTGAATGTTAAATGAAACTTCTATATGCGTTAAGGTTTTATCTCTTTCGAATACTAAACGCATTTCCTTTTCTATTAATTGCCATTCTTCTATGCTCATTATTTTCTAAGTGTTTTTAAATGATTATCAATAACCAAAGCCATCATTTTAATATTATGTTGAGTTTTTGGAAACATTGTTTCTCCTTTAAATTTAAATAATTCAATTGCTTGCTCTAATGTTAACTCTTGATTAAATGTTGTCATTTTGTTTGTTTTAGTGTTTAGCTTATTGCTGGGACAAATATACAACTAAATAAAAGATATAAACAAATTTTTAATAACTTATTTTCAAATTATTTTAATATCGGTTGATTATACTGGCTTGGCTCTCGGTTAAAAGATAAACTTCTTTAGTTCTTTTCTCTTTATTTTCAAAGGTTGTAGTACTTGGACATTCTAAAATTGATAACTCTAACTTTAAATTATCCAAATGAAATAAATAGTTTCCTTTCTCATCGAATACGTAATAGAACTTCATACAGTTGTTTTGTGCCATTAATTTATTGTACTTATACTTTTCTATTACTTTAGTATTATAATACTTATTACGTGTCTTAATTTCCATTAGGCAGTTATATCCTTTCGGTGTTTTTCCTTTTGCGTCAAAGTGTTCGTATTCTTCGCCAGTCCATTCAAGTTGCCACCCATCTAAGTTTAATAGTTGGATGGCTGCTTGTTCCCATTTATGGTGCTCATTGCTCATACTTTTCAATTTCTTTTATTACTTCTAATAGATAGCTACTCTTTTCTCCCTCATTAGTTCCTTGAATTTTCCAAAGTGAATCCATTATTAACTGCATTTGTTCAACTACTATCAATGCACATTCTTGGTCTAAATAATTAAATGTAATGTTTTTATCAATCCAATCACTTTCTTTTTCTCCTCTATGCAATAATGAAAACTTTTTTATCAATTCTACTGCTTTTTGTTTTGGTGTATTCATAATTAATTTTTAAGATTGTTTAAATAAAATTCGTTTAAATCATTTATATACTTTTGCACGAATCCACACGATGCACATTTAGATACATATATAATCTTGTGGTTAAAATAATGTGCGTGCATCTCGCATATTTTTACGTACTCTATTTGGTCAACTGTACCCCTTAGATTGTCTCTGAATAGTTGCCACCATTCTTTATCTGTTTTATTCATTTTCTTTTAATTTTTTACCACATTTAGTACAATTTTCCATTTCGAATTTTAAAAAGAAATGCTCACGGCTTAGGTTAAAATATTTTTCAATATAAAAAAAATTAGCACTTGTAATATTTAAATCTAAGTCTGGAACATATTTTTGAACCCTATCCATTTTTTGTTCAAGCGATTTTAATTTTTGTTTATCTGTCATTTTCTTTTTACTTTAATTTCGTTTAAATAATCTTTTCTTCTTTCGCAGTTGCAGTTTGGATGTATCTTTTTGACTATCCATTTTATACCAGTGTATTTAAACAACCATTCTAATTTATCCCCAAGTTTTAAACTTGCGTGGTACTCTTTTATCTCTTGCTTTTGTGTCATAATTTTTCAATGTGTTGTTTAATTAATCTTTTCATTTCATTGGCTACTTCATTCCAGTAGTTTAAAATTTCAGTTTCATTACTCTTTCGGCTACTTTCAATATTCCCGTTTACTACTTGTTTCAAGTACTCTAAAGGATATTTATTTAAAAGTAGTAACGCTCTTTCAGTTGCTGAAAATTGGTCGTTTAAATTCATTTTTTTAAATCTTTAATTTGTTGTTTAATAATCAATACTGTATTTCGTAAACTAAAATAAGTAATTCCAGCATCTCGGCTCAACTTACTAACTGGTATATGTTCTACTAATATCTTTTCGTAAATGAATCTAATATAACATAGGTTTGCTTTTTCTCTTGTGTATTCGTCAAGGTTGTTTATCTCTTGCTCTAAGTTATCCCTCCAAGCTATTACAGCATCGTTTTTAAGATAAAAATCTACTTCGGTATATTCTGTTTCATCTTCTGCAATATCGTTCGTTAAATCGCTTAATAATAACTTTTTCTTTTTTCTTAAATTATCGTAAAACATATTTTTTAAAGTTACGTAAACAAAAAAGTAATTAACCTCTGTATCATTATACATAATATCGTTACCATTTTTCTCAACATAAATGAATATTTTAATATACATTTCCTGCACAAAGTCTTCCGCTGTATCATTGCTGCATCCGAAAGACTTTATATAATTTAGCCATAATTTATGTTTCTTAAAAAGCACCGATAGTAAATCATTCATTTATAAAAAATTTAGTTGACTTTCTTTAATTGTTTGAAGTATTGATTTGCCATTTAATGCGAAGCCTACATTATTACTTAGTGCTGTTAACTCTATCGGCTTTTCATACGGTGTCGGTATTCCGCCCGTTTCTACTTCTTTAATTTTTCGAATATGAATCATTGTCTTATTCCAGATTTCAGCGTGTCCTACAAGCCTGTGAATTACTATAAAGTCATCGGCTCTGTTTACGAACTTACCACCGCCCTCAACATCATTAGCCATCGGTGGCTGTGGAAATCCTGCAAAGGGGTGATTTGTATTATAAAGCATTCTCAAAGCGGTTGTATTGGCGTGTGTATTTAACCAGATAGAAACTTTATTCTCTTTGCAGAACATTCGCATTTCAGTACAGGCTTGATAGTCGTATTCGTGACCTCCTAAGTTTTTCATCATCTCTGGCTCTTTCGCCAAACTATTGTAAGGGTCTAATAATATCCCATCGTAATTAAAATCTTTTTTTATCTTTCTGAATAAATCAATAGCTGTTACATAAGTGTACATAATTGCGTTATCTAAAAATCTAAAATGTTCGTTTATAAAATCAGTATGCGTTTTAAAGTTTGCATCTGAAACAAGGTTAATTGGTGTCTCATCCAAAAACTCAACTAACTTTCGAATCAAAGAGTACGAATCGTTCTCTGTACTGCATATAATCCACTTCTTACCGTGTTTAAGCGAATAAGCCAGCATTAAGTATAATATAGCTGTTGTTTTACCAACGTTTGCGTGTCCAAGTATTATATTGAAATTAGAAGGCTTGAATACTAAATAGTCGTCAATCTCTTTTATTCCTAATGCATAACCTTGACGTATCTTTCCGCTTCTAATTTTCTTTAAAATTTCTAATTCTTTTTTGTAGTCTATTAACATAATTTTAGTTTTTAGTGTTTATTTACAGTCTCCAACTTTTACCGAAGCAGAACCGTTAGAAATCCAATCTGATTGCAATAATGTACAATCATTAATGGTTCTATAATAATAACTTGTTGAGCCTGTCATATTGCCCCGAGCATCTCCGATTATATTAATTGAACTAACTGCTGCAACTCTATTACATTTACAATCTTTAGCAACTTCTTTTTTGGCTGCTGTTTCTTCTGCTGTACATCCAACTAATACAACTGCTAATAATAATAATACTTTTTTCATAATTTATTTGTTTAATTTATTTATATCAATTGCTAAACCCAACTCAATTAGTCCGTAAATGTCGAAGTTCCATTCGTATAGTTTTTCAACCGAGTGATGCGGTATATATTGTAAATGCAAAAAGTCAGATGGATAATTAGAAACGTGTCTTAATGTTGGTTTGTAATCTAATTCTTCAATCGGAACAAACTTTTCTCCGTTTACTTCAATCTCTTTTGTAAGGTCTGAAAGTGGGCGAAGTATTGGTTTAATTCCTTTAATATAAATCCACCCATAATCGTTGTCTGAATCAATTCTATTATATTTACAATTAATACCCAACATATTATATTGACGGCTTCCCTCGATATGTTCAGATTGATATTTCAACCCATAAGGTAAATAACCAGCTAAATGCTTGATTTCTAATTTCATAATTTGTTTTTTTAAAACCGCTAAAGTTAATTAGCGGTATGTTAAATTTAATTTTTAATTGTCTTTTATATCGAAATAACCAATTAAGCATCCTGCTCCTGTAAAAGTTCCAACCGTATAGAATACTTCTGCTTTTCCTATCGGTTCAAAATTGCAATTAATCATTTTCATAATACATTTCACTTCGCCAACTATTGAACCAATAATAAGAGCAAAATAAAGAATAGTTAATAAACTTGTTTTCATTTGTTTTTGTTTTAAATTAATTTTATTCCCAAGGTAATTTATCGTCTGCTGTTTCAGTTCCATATACCGCTTCCCTATCTGGCATTTGCTTTTGTGCTGTTAAATCTTTTGAAACTGTTTTCTCAATTTTCCAACCTTGAATATTAGCGTAATACTTACCTTGCCATTCTGAACCTCTTAGATTTATTCCTACCTTGACTAAGTCCCCGATTGCGTAGTTATTCAAGACCGTTGTTTTATCTTGTGTAAATTCAACTGGAATACTTTGCGGATATTGCTCTTCAGTTTTTAAAACTAACAATCTTTTTTTGAAGTCTTTCGCTCCGATTGTTTCCGTTGCTCCTATTACTATAATCGTTCCTGTAATTTCCATAATTTATTTTTTTGTTAGTGCTGTTTTTACTTCAGCGGTTAAAATATATTTCTTTTCTATTAATGCTATGTCGCCACCTCCAGCTAAGTAATCTTTTGCTTTTGTAAAGGCTTCTGTTCCTATTTCTAAATTAGGCTTTACTTGCTCTTTTTTAGGCTCATTACCGTGCGTATTAGTTGCATCTGAATCCTTAGTATCGTCTATTAATAATAAGTTGCCTAAAGCGTATTTCTTACCGTATGAACTTGCTGAACCATATCTTTGTGGCATTGCCATTCCTTTTTGTTCTTTGTCTACTTCTACAATAGCTTGTGCATCTATTTGCTGTCCGCTTTGCACATCAAAGATAGTAGCTATACTTTGCATTATTGGGGGGTTCGCATTTACCAAACTTTCGTTAATTGTGAAGTAGACTTGATATTTAATATTGAACGGTTTTAACGCTTCTAAAATGTCCTCTGCACTTCTAAATTTGTATTTCCCAAAAGAGTTATAATTGCTCTTTTGTGCTTTAAATTCAAACTGTATGTTTGATAGCTTTTCGCCTAATTCTAATTGTCTTACTTCCATATTACTTGTTTTTTAAAATTTCTATTTGTTTTTCTAATTCTGCTATTTCTGCTGAGTAGTCTGGTTTAAGTCTGTATTTATGACAACAATCTATCCACTTTTCTTCATCAGTATTGAACCACTGCAACTCAATACCTTTAAAAATATTTTCTGTTTCAATTCCACACGCTTCAAGGAATACTTGCTCGTTCCAAGTTTTGTGAAACTTCCTATTATTTCCTCTTGCTCCGTTTTTTGAAAAATTAGTAATTGAATTTTGTTTATGTGAATAATTATTTATTAGGTAATAATCTCGCTCGAATATTGCTATATCAGATATTTCACATCCTACTAACTTCCCCTTAATGCTATCCCATTGTTCTTGATTGCATTTCATTGCTATTGCTCTTTTCATTTTACTTTTTCAATTTATAGTTAAAATTATTAATAAATTCGTAATAGTGATTACTTACTAATTCTGCATCGGTAACTTCTACCCTGTTAATTAGTGCTTCAATTTTGTCTTTCAATCTTTGGTTTTCAATTATCAAAGCGTTATTTGATAAAGTTAGAAACTCGACTACTTCCTTGTTTCCCCAGCTTTCATTTTGTTTGCTCATTTGTTTTAGTGTTAAATATTAATTAATGTTCTTAAGATAAAATAGGCTAAGATTGCTAAGCCTATTTTTAATTGTGTTGCTCTGCTCATTTTGTTTTAGTGTTTTGGGTTTGCTGTAAAACTACTTCCTTAACCCGAGTACAAATATACAAAATAATAAATTTTATAAACAAACTTTTAATAACTTATTTTTAATTTATTTTTCAAAGCAAAAAAAAACCCAACGTTTCCGCTAGGTTTTCTCCAGTTCACTAAAACTAAAATTATGAAAAAATGATGGCTATTAAACATCTATTACAAAGATAGGTTATTTATTTAGATAAATCCAAAATTCTTTCATTCAAACAAAATAAATAACCTTGCATCGAACTCAATTGATTTACTAATAAAACTCTTTGGATTTCGCTAACCGTTTCAAAAACTGGATTACTATCGACAAAAGTTTCTAATGCGTGTGTTTTTGTTTGCAATTCTAATTGTTCTACTTCTAATCTTTCTAAAAATGTACTCATAATATTATTATTCTTTTTCCTACCTTTTTTTATTGTTGTCGGATATTCAATTTTTATTTAGTTCTTTAATTAAAATATCAAACTTTAATTTTTTTGCAATCAATTCTTCTTTTGTGTATTTATAATTTCGTGTCTCATTTGCTTTTAGTTCGATTGCATCAGCATACTCAATTCCGTATCTTTTAATTAAACCCTGACGGTACATTAATTCGTTACCGTTTAAAAACCTATTGCACTTCCTACATTGTTTGTGGCAGTTTTTTTCGTTAAATATAACTCCGCTGTATATCTCTGCTTTTTTGTAATGTCCACCGTCCCAAAGTTCTGTTTGTTCTACTCCGCAACTAATACAAGGTAAGTCTTTATCTCGCAATCGTACCCACTTTTGAAAGGACTTCTTAGCGTCTGCTTCGTATTGACTTAGTGTTTTTAGTTTGTCCTTTAAAACAGCCTTTTCTTGTTTCCATTCTCTTTTCTCTTTTTGTTGCTTTAAGTTTTTAGAATGGATCATTGCACATTTTGGCGAACAGACACACTGGGCAAATTGTCGGGGTAAAAATAACTCTTGGCAAACTTTACATTTCTTTTGTTTCATTAATTATTTATAATTTTAATAATCATTAATATTATTTCTACCATAAAAATAATCATTAAAATTTTAGATAATAACAATTTTCTCCTAATTTTTTCTAATTCATTTTCCATAATCTTGCATCATTGGGCTGTCCATTAATCCGATATAGTCTCCTTTAATTAATATAAAATAATAAACTGGAATACCTTTATAAATATTCATCCCATTGTCCCAAATTTTAGAACAGCAAAACGCTTTATTTTCTAAAGGCTGTTTATTTTCTAAATGCAATTTTAACATTTTTTTTAATATGTTTTTGAGCTTTAAATTATTATCTATCATTACCGTAATTGTTTACTAATTCGTGAGTATCTAAACTTGTGAATTTTAAAATAAAGTTTCTTAATTCTTCTCCAGCTGCTTTTTTTTCTTGAAGTTCTAAAGGGTAGTCTTTGTAGCTATAATATAGTTTGTCTATAAGTACAGTTTGAAAAATTAATACTGCATCTATAAAAGCATCATTTGAAAAATTAGGTTTTATTTCTGCTGTCTCTAACATTCCTGATGCTATCTCTCTTAATATTGATTCGTAAGGATTCATAGTTTTATTTTTATTAATGTTACAGCGGAGAGAATTGCCAAAAACGTTAAAAATCCTTTTTTTGAATATAAATTAAATGTTTTATTTTTCAGGATTAAAAACCAAATAATATAAATTCCTAGCGTGTTTAAAATAAGTTCAATGATTGTTCTTTTCATAATATTACATTTTATCGTTAAAATTGTTTCTAATTATGCTGTCTATTTTCTTTGTCATTTCGTGGAAATAAGTGCTTTTCTGAACTGTATAAGTGTCGGATGTAACATTGTTCAACTCTTCACAAAGAGCGGTTAAATCGGTCTTATATTTAACCATTTTAGGTGTTGTAGGTTTTAAAACGTCAAGGCTTTCTAATAGCAGTTGACTAATACAAAATAGTTTGTGCATTTCCTGATTCTTTTTTTTTGGATTCATTTTACTTTAGTATTGTTATGTTTTTTTGTCTTATTAATATTTCTTCAACCACTTTTAAAACGTCGTAGATTAATGAAATCTGTTCGTATTCTTTGATAGTATTCCAACCGTGTTTTTCTTCTAATTCTCTAATGATTTTAGTTACTGTTATTTTCATAATTTTTTTTTAAATTGTTCGACTTTATCTCTAAAACTTTGTAAAAATTCATATTCTGTTGTTTGTTTTAAAAAATTTATTAATAAATCAACTTGTTTTTTACTATAAATTATTTATTCTTTTGCGTAATGTTCGCCATCTCTAGTAATTGCGTGAATTTTACTTTGAAGTCGTGAAATTTCGTGTTCAGAAAACATTGGCTTAGGATTTAATCTTCCACGTAATCCACTAATAAAGTTATCAGCTTTTTCTCCTGCTTTTTTCATTGAAAATTCAAATCTATCTTTATGGAGTGCAACCATAATAATATCTTCAATTAATCTTTCAGTTAAGTCTATTGTGTCTGTCAAATTATCTAATCTAACAGCATCAACGCTTGTTGCCCCTTGTGGTTCAATCATTCCGCATAATCTTTTTGTAACATCATAAATGTTTTCTAATCTTTTCATAATTTATTTTTTAGTGTTAATTATCTTTCTGTAAACTTCATTTACTGATTCCTTGTTGTTCCCTCTTTTGTGGTTGAAGTCTAAAATTCTTTTGACTCTTTGTAATGGTGTTTGTTTCATTTATTTTTATTTTAACTTATTGATAAAATGCAATATCCTTTTTCTAATCCGTATTCTTCGCCTTCAAAAACATAGTCTATTTTTCTTCGGTAACATCTTTTTCCGAGCGGGTGCTTTTCTTCTTCAATTACCTCAAAATATATTTTATCATTTACTTTAAAATCCCTATCGTTTTTTCTGATTTCCCAATTCTTCTTATTCATCAAATGCAATTCAGCATAATAGGGAAGTATTTTTAATTTATGTATCATAATTTATTTTTTAGTGGTTTATTTTACAAAGATAATCTTTTAACTTTATAAACAAAATTTTAATAACTATTTATTTCTAAATTAATTTTAGCCGTTTATTATCTATTATCTTATTTCCTTTTTGTAAATTATCTTTTGCCCACAATGGTTGAAAATTAGTATAGTGGTTTAATTGTATTAGTTCTTCTTCGCTCTTTGCAAGTGATACTGGATAGATATGGTCTAAATGCCATTCTCCAGCGTTTTCCCAGTTCATTCCTTTTGTAAATTGGCTCTGTAAGTGTATTTTAAAATCTTCAAAGGAGCATCCTAATATTTGATGAGTACGTGAAGTTTTTGTATATTTTTTTTTTAATGATATCCATATTAATGTTCTAATATTACAACTTAATTTAAATAAAGGGTCTATTAATTTTCTATTTTTTTGATTTTTTATATTTCTTTTTATTATTTTTTCTTTATTATTTTTATAATATAATTTTGCAGTTTCTTTTTGTTTATTTTTTACTTTTTCTAAATTATTTAAATATTATTTTTTGTTTTTTTCTTTTAAATTTTCTTTATTATTTAAATAGTATTTTTTTTTGGTTTCTTTTATAATATTTATATTATTATTAAACCATAATATAGCTCTTTCTTTCTCACATATTTTACATTTACTACTAAAGCCATCTTTTGTTTCTTTTTTTTTATTAAATTCAATTAATTCCATTTCTATTTTACAATTACTACATTCTTTCATATTATTTATTTTAGTGATTATTTAATTATTAATTATATACTATTATATATATACTTATTATATTACTTTGAAGTTTTAGTTGGTGAGTAAACAGAAGAAGCCTAAGGGAAAAACTACTTTCGTGTTAATCCAGATATAAATATTTTTCATTTTATACCTTTTTCCTCTGTTTGAAATTTACTTAGTTAGCCGTCGTAGTTTCGTTCACAGTTGCACCATTAGAATCCCATTTTAGTGCTTTAAAGATAGGTTAAATTGTTGTATTTCCCCATAAATAACTATCTCGATTGTTTTTAGGAAACAAAAAACCCTTAATACAAAGGGCTAGACTACTTTGCTTAAGGGTGATATTTCGTTTTATCAAAATGGCTACCTAAATCAATAGGTGTCTAGCCATATTGAATTACAAATATAAAACCTTTTTTTAGATAAACAATACATTTTAATTAAAATAAATAAAAAAACCCTATAAAATTAATTATAGGGTTTAAAAACAAGATAGCAATTCAATGCACTTAGTTTTTATTTATTTGTTAATTTGTAAGCAAATAATTTAATAATGGTACTTGGTTTAATAAATCTGCTTATAAACCTTAATACACGTCCTGCATTAGTTGTAGCCGGGCTATCTGAATATCTGTAAGCTGCTTCATCTAAAATAGATTTGATAGGGTCGATTGATTCCTTTGCTACTTCAGTAACTACTTCTTTTAATACTTCTTTAATTTTCATATTTATTTATTTAATTGTTTCATAAACGGTTTTTCCATTTACTTTTTTTGCTCTTAATATTTGTTTTCTGTTTTTAACGTTTGAGAATGAAACGTGAATCCAACTGTAATCGTGTTCGTTTATGAGCTGGTCAAATATAAGATTTTTTTTAATATACTCGAAAATCTCTTTATTACTTGGTTTTACATTATCAATGTCCATAGCTTGACCGCTACAATGTTGAGACGTAATAGAGCCTTTTACCGCATTATTTAAGTTTAAACCTCTATACATACTTGAAACGTTAATTGGTGCTTTAAAATACTCTCTAATTGGCTCAAAAACGTTATCTGCTAATAATTTCATATTTGCAATTACTGAAAGATTGGGATTGTTGTTTACTATCCCCAAACTATCGGCAGTATCCGAATGTGTTGCTTCTTCAAAACTTAAATGTTTACTTATCTGCATCTGTTTTCTTTTTTAAAAGTTTATAAATGTTAATTAATGTGTATACTATTGAGATTCCCATCAAAAATAGTCTAAATCCGTTTTCTATATGCGTAAACGAAATCGCAAAAGCACCGCTATTTAATAGGTATAATTTCATATTTCTTATTATATTATTATCATTCATTATTTTGATTTTAAAAGTTCAATCTCCGCTTTTAATTCTTGTATTGCCTTAATCATTGGTGCAATAAATTCGTCATAACCAATCGATAAAACATCTTCGCCACCATTAATAGAATGGTCTTGAAATCCACCAAAGTCAATTCCTAAATCTCTAACCTCTTGTGCTATAAATCCGTGATGGTATCTGTTTCTTTTTTTAGTTCCGTCATTTTTTAAATTTACTAATTTATTTTCTTCAATCCATAAATCCATTACAACTTTGAAATCTTCCTCGGATAATTCGCCTTGTATTGGCAATTCGGATTTATAATCCTCACGCATATCCCATTTATAATCGACTGGTCTTAATTTAGAAATAAAATCTAAACCTAAAACAGTATCTTGAACATCCGCTTTATCTCTTAAATCTGAACGGTTTTGAACTGTTCCATATACATAAGTTGTTGTGTCTGCAGAACCTATTTGATTCTGACTTGAGCCTGTAACTTGAGAATTGTAACCTATACACGTAATTCTGGAATAGTTTATATTGTTGTCCCCAGCTGAATGTCCTAATGCAGTATTATCATCAGTTAGCGTAGAGCCTAAAGCATTGTATCCAATTGCGGTATTTGCCGAACCGCTAACATTATCGTATAAAGTTTGTAATCCTATTGCCGTATTTGAATTTCCAATTGTGTTTGAAAATAAAGAATAACCTCCTAATGATATATTATTATCTCCTATGGTTGTTTTATTTTGTGAGCTATACCCAATTGACGTATTTTCAATACCACTTGTATTAGCTATTAATGAATTATTACCAATTACCGTGTTTCCCAAATAACTACCTCCACCTGTACCAACTTTAATTCCATTAATTATCGCATCGTTAACCGCTGTTAAAGTTCCTGTAAAAGTTGGACTTGCAATCGGTGCTTTTAAATCCAAAGCCACTTGCTTAGCAGCTAAATCGTTATTTAAAGCGGTGTTATTTTGATTTGTTTTGTCGAACGCTGTTCTTAACGGGTCTCCCGTATTATCGTTTGCACTTGCTCCAATATTAATTGTTTGAATTGTTGCCATATTTGTTTTTTTTAGTTACCAGAAAATCCGTGTCTCGGATTGTTAGGTGTTATTAAATTTGTAAATTCTATTTCGTTTGTGCTCATTAAGTCAACACTATAATTAGTATCTATTATAGCGGGTGTTGTTTCTAATCCTTTTATGTCGTATGTTCCTTGCTGTAAAACCAAGAATCCTAAATAGACAACAGCTTGTGTACCGTTTATGTAATTTTCTTTTATGTCTATTACTTCTTTAGCTATTAAGTCTAAAATAGCTTCTTTTCTGTTTGAATAAGATAATTTATATATCATTATAGTGTTGTTAGATTAATACATTCTTGGTCTGTTAAAGCTTTTTTGTATAATTGTAAACTACTAACCATTGAGTCAAAAGACCTTTGTCCATCTCCTCTTGAAAATTTTAACGTATTAAATAATTGAGTAGTTATGTTTGGGAATGTATTTCTTTCAAATATTTTTATTCCGTTTGTAAAAAATTTAAACATACCATTTTGCCAAGTTATCAATAACTTATTTTTGTCGGTCTGATTTATACTATTATTTGCCTGAAAATAACTTGTTGCGCCAATTTGAAAACCTGCAAAAATAGCACTTGATGTTAAATTATATTCTATATTAACATAATTACTATTACTATTATCTGACAAAGATAACGCTCTATATGAACCACCGTTTAAAAGCGCTTTTACTTCTACAAACAAAGTCCCCTCTGTCTGCCCTATTAAACTACTTATACCTGTTTTACTAATTACATCAGCGTTTCTCGTTTGAATACTTGCTACTGTTGGAATGTAAGAAGTAGCGAAAGAGCCTGCTTCTAATTGTCCATTTACGCAACTTCCTACAACCGTTAAAATTAAACTTCCAGCTGTTGGTGTAAATGTCAAATTAACTCTATTATTAACGCCAGTTCCTACCAAAGAGCCTATATAAGTTCCGCTAAAAGTAATTGTTCCAATTCCGTAAAAAGATACAGTTGTAGCTACTGCTGTTGTTGTAATTGTTTGAGTTGCTACCGTTGCACTATTTAATATTAAATTAGTTCTCTGTGGTTCAACTAATATACTTGGACAACCTCCTATCGTATCATAGTTTAATCTTGCAACATTTAAAGCAACATTTTCGATTAAACCTAAACTATTAACCCTCGTTGCTGTTGTTGCTCTCACAACATCCATATCGCCTGCTCCAGAACTTGGTACAATTGAATATAATTTACCTGCTTTCACCGCATTGGGTGTGCAAATTAAGCTCGCTTTGTCTAATAAACTCATTATATACTATTTAGATTGGTTAGTGTTGTATTTAAGCAACTTTCTGCTTCGAAAACTCCTGCATCTGTTGAAACTCTACTTTTAAAATTAACTATTAAGGAAGGAACTGGCGAGCCTACTATGTCAGTCTCAGCGTAATAACTTAATAAGTAAATAGAACCCCAACCTATAAGGTTATTAATAGCACCTTGACCCCAGCCAATAGCGTTATTGACCGCTCCTTGTCCCCATCCTATATTATTTGCCATTTTTAGTCTTGTTTAAATAAATATTCATTTTTTTGATATTTTCGGCTTTAATATTGTAAACTTTTACGCTTTCAGTTTTTACCGTTTTTTCTTTTGTCTCTTTCATAATTATAGTACCCATCCGCTTGGGTTTGGTTTTTGGTCTGGAAACATATCCGAATTACTATTAGTCCAATATTCGGGAAACATTCCAGCAGCATTAATAGACATATAATCTACAAATCTTTTAGCGTAAAAATCCGCAAATGTTCGGTGCTTTTGTACTAAGATATCTATTTCGTCCTTAGTTGGTGTTTCTGAATTTTCCGTACGATGTTTAAATACTCCACCGTTTCTAATTTGGTAACTCGCAAAAGGTAAATAATCGACCATAGCGAAGTGAATTAGCATCGGTTGTATATAATCTACCACTAAAGCTAAATAGTCGCCTGTAAGCGTTGTATTTGCTATTTTTAAGCCTATTGTATCGTATAACTTAGTACCTACATAATTTTGTACGTGCATCTGTTGTGCAATCTTAATAAACTGGATAAACAAATCAATGTCAACGTTTCCGTTTATAATTGTGTTTGCTTTTAGGTCGGTAGGTGTAATAAATAAAGTAGTTGCCATAATTATTTCATATCGTGCGGAGCAATGTACGCTTTAGGGTCGTTAATTGTTGGTATAAAACCAGCTTCTTTTATTGATTTTGTAGGACTTACTATTTCTGCATTTGGACTGTAAACGTCTACTTTTGTTGTTCTGTCTTTAGATGCATAAGTTTCACGCATCCAATAATGTTTACACGTTCCATTTGGAAATTCTTCGCTTAAAAGACCTCCACCCTTCCATAAGAATATATCATAAGGCTCATCAGGATTTGGACTCATACCAAAACCAGGATTAACAGTCATTTTACTCATTTTTTCTATATCCTCTTTTCTATAAATCTTATTAGCACTCATCATTTGCTTACAAAATTTGCGTTCTGGGGACTGATTACCACCGTATCTGTAACGAACTTTATAAACCGAACTATCTTCTCTACTATTAGCGTTTGGAATAGCTGTTCCAGTGCTTAAATGTACGCTTAATTGTGCGTCTAATTCGGTTTCTTGCTCATAATTAACCTGTCTTGAATCGATTAATTCGTACTTTTCAAGGTCTATTTCTTCGCCAAATTGAGACAAATCTACTGCACTTAAATTTTCAGTCGGTACTTCGGGTATAATTACACTTTTCAATCCAACTAAGGCTCTTATTTCGTCTGGTGTCATTGATTCAAGTACTTTATTTGCTACTAAAGGACTTAGACTATTAATACCATCGATAATAGTATTTGATTTGTCAGTAATTGTCAACTCATTTGAAGCATCTAAAGGCTGTAAATCTTTGAAAATTACTTTAATTGTATTTTCATTAAACGCTAAAACTTTGTCGAAGTGTTTTATTAGTAAATTTTGAACTGGTTTAATAACTGTATTTTGCATTAATATAGTTGCAGTTTGTAATTCGTCTGCATTGTTACCGAATCCGCTATTGTCTTTAATTCCTAAAAGCATCGGAGAAATTATACGATGTCCTACCATAATTTTTCTCATTGCTTCGTCTGCTAAAAACTGATATTGATTATGTGCATCCGATAATTGAATAGGTGTGATTGTGGACGCTGTATTTGCTCCATCACTAAAATTTAAAATAAACTTGCCAGAGTTTGAAGTCCCGCTAAATTTGTTTTGAATATTACGCTCGATTTCTCTTTGCTCTGTTTCTGTTGGTGTTCCGTTTAAGAAATTAATAAGCATCGAAGGAGCCATTCCATTAAGGATGTTGTTTAAATGGAAGTTAGATACCTCCTCCTCAATTTCACAATATTGCAAACAACCCTGATAGCTAACGGGACTATAATAGTAGAATCCAGTCTTATAAGGCTTAATATATAATATTTCTTCACTTTCTTTACTTGTTCCAAAAGAAGGAATAGCTAAGGGCGGTTTTTGTCTTGTAACTTTAGTCCAGTCCTCCGAATAATAATAAAATTCAATGTCGCCATCCTCGTTGCATTTTCCGCTTCTTAAAGTCTCAACTGGAAAATGATTACACTCTAAAATACGCGTTCTGTCGATTGAATACACAACCTGTATAGCACAATTCCCCATCGCTTCTAAATCATTACCTAAGCGTTCAACTGTATCATTATCGAATAATAATTGAACCTCTGCCCATTCATCAGGCTTAATAAGTTTTTCAGTTGAATCCAATCCTTGACCGAATATCATTTGACTAATACCATTTACAATAGCGTTATTCGTTGGCGAACCGTTTATCCTATCTTGCAAGTAGCCAAAATAATTATTGTCTTCACCGTAGTTAATCCAATCTTGATTTCTAACCTCAACTATTTTAGGGCTTGTATAAGTAGCTAAAGAAACTACCCCAATACCTCCGCTTTTATTTTCAATAGGTTTTAATATTTTTCTCTTTGGTCTCATATTGTTATGTAAGAATTATTATTAATTGTCGGTAGTACATAGCTATTATTATTAATAGTATAATAGGCTTGGCTTGTTGCAAAAATTCTGTCTTTAAAAACAGTAATTCCATTCAAAAGAAACTCTGCATTATAAAATCCACCCTCATAAGTCTTATTTAAGAGCGTAAAAGTTAAATTTGATACATCATTACTATTTGTAATAGTTGATGCTGTAAACGTACCTAAAAGAGTGTTTGTTTGCTCGTCTGTTAGTTTTAAAGTATAAACTCCAGTTACATTATAAGTAATTGGAATCAAACTAAAAGTAAATACCGAATTTGTTGGATTTATTATTATCATATTTCTATAACGGACTTTTTAAATTATTTGTAAAAAAAAAGCACCAAAATAAATTGGTGCTTAAAATAATTAATTTTACTCAAACTAATTTCTAACAATTTTTACGGTGTGATTTGTGTTGGTGTTAAACCTCCAGCAATTTTAGCAGTAATTAACAAAGGAGTTACAAATTGTGCCATTAAAGGCTCTTGTGCTGTAATAGTCAATGAATAACCATTCATATCACCTAAAGCTGTTCCCGTGTCGATAGTTCCGTTTGTGTCGCATCCACGTGTCATTCCAACTGACAAATAATTACCGTTGTTATCTTTAATAAAAGCGTGTGGTCGGCTTGTTATTAATTTATAAAGTTCTACTTGTGTAGCAGCATCTAATTTAGTTAAAACTAAAGTAATTGATTGCTCGAAGTAAGTTGTTCCCGCATCGTTTGAAGAGGTTATAGTCTGAACTAAATTCGAAGCACTCTTAACATCGTATTGATATAATGTATAAGTAGTTCCTGAAAAGGCTGTTACTAAACCCGCTGTTATTGTTGCTGTTCCTAAAGTTCCATAGTCCGCAAAAAATATTTGGGAAATCCCTCCAACCGCATCTTTACAAGCTAATTTTCGCCCTGTTGACATTAAGCATACACTCATTTTTTTTTATTTTTTAAGTTAATAAAAAGGGGCTATTTCTAACCCCTATTAAATTTATGCAATACCATAAGTTACGGCATCTGCTCCGATTCCAACTTGCAATCCTCTTGTGAATCTTGCAATAAAACGTACATTTTTAGAACCGTCAATATCTTGCATATCGATAGTTTTAATTAAATTCTGATCGTCTTGTAAACCGAATCCAACGAATAAGTTTTCGATTTCTGCAGCTACCATTGTATTAGCAGGAAGTCCGTTTGCTACAAAGATTTTTACACCGTCAAAAGTCAAATCTTGACCGTTGTACCATTGCGTACCTAATCCTTGAACTCCATTGTTAGAAGTAGCAGCAACTGAAAAGCCACCCAATGCTCTTACGTATGCTTTAGCAACGTTTTGAGACACATAAACTCTTAAACCTTCATTACCGTAGATAGCAGTAGGAATAGCGTCTACAACACGTCCCATTTCTGTAATTACATTCGAAGCTGTAATAGTCAAAGGCGTTGCAATTGTAGCAGCTCCATCTGTTTTCAATAATTTTCCAAGTCCAGTTGTAGCTGACCAAAGGAAATTTTCAGTATCTAAAGCAATATCTTTTAATACTTTACCAATAAAGAAATCTGAAAATGTAGATGGAAGTACATCGAATGCACTATATCCCATTTGAGACGCTTCCCAATCTGATTGAAACGGTGTTTTACAAACTTGTAAGTTAACTTGTTTTTCTTCAACTGTTAAAACTTTGTCAGAAAGAGTAACAACTCCTGTATCTGTAAAATCACAAGTTGCAGCGGTTACTAAGCCACTTACTACTGCTTTTTTAAGCGTTGTTTTGAATTTCACATTTGGAATAACTGTTACTCCATTGTTTGCAATTGTGTTTGCTGATAATACTGCGGCTGCAATATATTTTCCTGCGAATTCTCCAGCGTAACTGGATGTGATTGTTGGTTGATTAGCCATTGTTTTTTATTTATTTATTTGTTAATTATTTAGATAACATCGCCATTACACGTGCTTCTGTTCCTGATAGATTTGCTCCAGTATTTTTTACTGAACTTAAATTAGCTTCAATTGGTTTATGCTTTAAAGGTGTTTTCTCTGTTACTTTTGAAAGTGTTTCTTTAACTTCTGAATTTGCTTTTGAAAGATTTTCAATTCGTGTGTTCAATTCGTCAAAGACTGGTTTCAAAGCTTCGACTACTTTTAAAATTACATCGTTTGTTTTTTCCTCTTCTGCTAATCTTGCTACTTCTGTAACCGCTGCTAATTCTGCAGCCATTTCTTCTTCAGATTTAGTTTCTACTTCTGCAACTTCCGCTGGTGCAACTTCGCCAACGATTCCAATTTCGTAAACTTCCAATACTGAACCATCTTCCATTGTGTATTTTCCAATTTCTAATGGTACTTTATTTTCGCCATCAATAGCGAAAATAGGGTCTCCTACTGCAAATGAATCCGATTCTACAACTGTTCCGTTGTCAAGGCTCATTTGTGCCAAACTTACTTTTTTGTTTAATAATGCAGTTATTCTGCTTAAAATGTCTGTGTTTTTCATTGTTTAAAATTTGAATTTATTATTTAACTATATTTTAATTTATTTTGCATTTTTAATAAGATTTTGTTAACGTAAAATTTTGTGAACGAATAGTATTTCCTGAATCTGTTCCTATCCATTCGGCTGTTATTGTTAGCGTATTGTTAACCGTTGTACTAAAAACTGTATTGCTTACTAATCCAAAATTAACT